AGAGTACGTGCACGGAAACTGTAAGGGGTTAGTATGAAAATTAAAATATTAAATCATTCAGAATACGCTGGAGCAATTTTAAAAAAATCTACTGAAGAAGTAGAGTTTCCATTAAGTGAAGAAGACAATATTATACTAGATAATATGATCAAAGTTATGTACCAAGCTAATGGTATTGGTCTAGCTGCTAATCAAATAGGCTATAATAAACGTATGTTTGTAATGGATACATCTAATGAAAGAGATAACCCACAAGTATTTATTAACCCACTTGTAAAATCTAAAAATAATATTAAAATGACTGATATAGAAGGATGTTTATCGTGTCCTGGCGAAGAAGTAAAAGTTAGTAGATCTATCTCTATTAATTTAGAATGGAAATGTCGTCATGGTAAGGATCAACATAAAACATTTTATCATTTACCTGGTAGAGTGGTACAACATGAAATGGATCATTTAAACGGAAAGTTAATTATAGATGAAAAAAAGTAAATGGACCTTAGATGGTTATTACTTCGATGGTAAAAATTTCTACACGTTGTGGAAAGATGATCGAGGCAATGTAAAACAAGTTAAAGAAAAATAAACCCATCCAACAAGAAATGTTAGATGAGTTTTTATGAAGGGAAAATCATGCCCTATCATAATGCTGCCACATTGTCAAATTTTTATTTTAGGTTTAGGTTTTGGAATAATAACTTCCTCGGTTTGATAACAAAAAAATTTTATAATAGTTCCATACTTATTAACTTCCTCTGGTCCTATCTCTTTTGCTTTATCTAAGGCTTCGTTGTAACCTGCAATCATACACTCGTAATGAGTATTGTATAAAGTAGGCATAGGGAAGGGTTCCAAACATGTGTTATAAACACTTGTGCACATTATCATGGTTAATATAAATTTCATACTTGACAAATCTCCTGCTACTCCTATATATTGCTCAGAAATAAATGAAAGGAACATATGACCGATATAACAAAATATAGAAACGTTTCGTTAACGCATGAAACATACAAGACTTTGATCTCTTTGTCGAAGGTATTATTGCCTGATGCAAAGTTATCAATTAGTAAGACTGTGGAATGTTTAGCAAATGAGAAAGCAAAAAAGTTAAATGGGAAAATTAAAAGTAAAGCAAATACGTAGACACATCTGTCCTACTTGTAAAGGTAATGGTTACCTTAAAGTAGGTACAGAATGGGGAGAAACAATTCATCAATGCTGGGATTGTGACTCGGAAGGAGAGTTTTATGAGACTTCAGATAATTATTTTAGTAACGCTGACAGTGATGATAATACTTCTAACAAGTTGCACTAAAGACTTTAATTTAAATCCCTGGACTACAACATTAAAGGTACTAAAACATGATTCGAGGAGATAGTAGCGAATACGAACTATTAAAGGAATGGGTAAGGACTCTTCCATTTTTTAGTGAATCACCGGCACAAGTATTAACTTGTGAGATTGGTGTACGTGAAGGACTTGGATCTAAGATCATTATGGATGAAATCAAGGCAAGACTTCCTGGAGTTCCCTATAAACATGTAGCAATCGATCCTTATAACAATCTTAAATATCAACATTACGATGATTCCCCTGCATATACTGCAGATTACACTGATGATATGCGTCAACAAATGGAAATAGATTTTAAAGATTATCCGGAGTTTAGATTTCATCACATGACCGATGTAGAATTTATGAATACTCATTCTAAGTCTGGTCCTTTTGATTTGGTATTCTTTGACGGTCCTCACATGACTAAAGATGTCATGACCGAGTCTATATGGTTTGCTAATAGAAGTAGAAGAGGAACTAGATTTATATTTGATGATCATAATAAATATGAAATGAGTATAATAGCCTATGCTTTAACAGTGTATGGATTTAAAACAATAGAATGTGGAGAAAATAAAATATGCCTGGAAAAGAAATAACAGAAAGCGATTTTGCTTATCTTGCTGGATTGATTGATGGCGAGGGAAGTATATATTATAAAAAAACTAAACAAAAACGTAACACACGACCTGGTAAACCAATTCATAATGTATGGGTCATTAGACTAGAAATAGCTATGACTGATAAGGATACGGTGAAGTGGTGTCATGATACTTTTAATGTTGGATCCTTTGGAGAACGTAAAGTTAAAGAAGGGAAGAAGAGACAATGGCGATGGAGAGTGGCACATCGAGAATGTTTAGAGATATGTATAGCTGTGTGGCCTCATATTAAAACGAAGTTACATAAAGTAGAACAAGTCATAGATCATTATGAAGGTTATGATGGCTTTGATAAGACTAATGTGGTAGACTTAGAAAACTATCGAATGACTCGAAAATTTAATTGGAATCTACATGGAAATTAAAAAAGAAAAAAAATTAAATAAATCCTTGAAATCATTACCTAAATTGAAGCAGGATATTGTTAAATCTATAACGCAAATCAGCCTAAATAAAAAATATGGGGACCTGGTTGAAAATATAATAGAAAGAAAATTAAGTGAAAAAGAGTGATCGATATAACTATGTCGAGGGCTCACGGTCCACGGAACACGGCTCCCGGATCTATGATGTAGCCGGAGAAAAATTACCTTCAGTCACAACAATACTTGCAAAAACTAAAGATCAGAGTTATTTAACCGCCTGGAAACAAAAGGTTGGAAATGAAACAGCAGAACGAATCAAGAATCTATCTAGTAAGCGGGGGACATCTATGCACAAATTCCTGGAGAACCATATCACAGGAGTTGGCTACGATGATCTTACAGGGCTCGGACAAGAGGCGAAAGCCATGGCCAAAAAAATTATTGACGTGGGTCTTACGCCAGTGGAAGAATATTATGGCTCGGAAGTTACCTTACATTATCCTGGCCTTTATGCTGGGTCTACTGATCTAGTATGTAATCACAACGGCATGGATACCATTATTGATTTTAAGCAAGCCAACCGTCCCAAAAATAAAGATTGGATAGAAGATTATTTTTTACAGATTGCAGCTTACGCAATGGCTCATGATTATGTCTATAGATCTGAAATTAGACAAGGAGTCATCATGATATGTACTCCAGATTTATACTATCAAGAATTTAAAATACAGGATGCAGACCTCAGAAACTGGAAGCACAAGTGGCTGGCACGTCTCGATCAATACAACAAATCAGCAGCATAAATGTCGACACCTAGGGTGTCGCAAGGGTGTCGGCAAGGTGTCGAAGGGTGTCGAACTTTTAGGAAAAACTGCGACCAAAGTGTACAATTATGACTGAATTGTGGCAATTTGGCCATAATTTTGCCACAATATGTCGACACTTCGACACCCCTTCGACACCCTGCCGACACCCCCCCTGTCGAAGCTACTATCGTTGGTATATAAGGAAAGTAATCGAAATTTGTGCCTTTCGACACCTATTTCTATTTTTATAAGCGCTGATTTAAAAAAATATTTTTTTACCTTTATGGTGTCGACAACTGTGTTACAAGACTCTATGCCTAAGAAAAGAAGAAAAAGCGTTGCCTCATTTGGAACTCCCGACATACCTTTTCCTAAAGTCCGGGTGGAGTGGATCGACTGTGTGAGTGATTCGGGCTGGGCTAATGAAAAAGAATTTGATAAGATGTCTTTAGCTAGACCTATCAATGAAGGTTGGTTATATTCTAAAGATAAAAAATCTATTAAGTTATTTGCTTCTTATGATAAGGAAGATGATGGTAGTTTTAGTTTTGGGGATAGAACTATGATACCACGTCAATGGGTTAGAAAAATTCAAAAGATTTAATGGGTAACTTTATCGCTAACTTTATCGTCATCCCTTTTCTCTTCTTGCTCTTCCTTTTTTACGTCGTCTTTATCCTCATACTGAGTGTCTGGGAGTGGCTCTGGGAGTTTTGTAGGACTTGCTTTAACTTCTTTCTTAAGTTGTTCAATAGGTTTCGCGTCTAAGATTGGACTGTATTGGTCCACAATTTCTTTCATTCTCTGCTCTAATTCTTGTTCACTCATATCTTCAAGCTTACCAGTTTTAATTATTTTTTGTTCAATATATAATCCAGCCGCTTTACCACGTGAAACTTCAGCGTTGACAGCACTAGAAAAACTACCTTTCTTTAGTGCTTCTTCTCTGAGTCTAGCTAATTCTTTAATGTGTTTTTCAAATGTAACTTCGTATTTGTTTTGAACTTCCTCTCTTAACTCACCAATGTATTTTACTACAAGAGGAAATCTTTTTGGATTTCTTAATTCACTAGCTCTGACTCTAGCTGAGTCTTCTGCATAGCCTGCTTCCTTAGCACATTCGTAAGGAGTCATACGTCCTTCGTTGTATACGTATAATTCTGAAAATCTTTTTTGCTGATCTGTGAGTCTTTTTGGTACGCCCATAATACTCCTTATTAAAAAGGCCTTGTTCGAACTTCGTGTGGTGGAGTCCATCCAAACAAGACCAAGCTTGACTTTTATAGTAATTTTAAGTAAAAGTCAATATGATAAATGAGAAAGGATCTAACGATTTGGAAGCACGCATAGAGCAGCTAGAAAAGCAAAAAGAATTCCTGCAGGAAAAATGTAGACAGGCTGGTGCAAGGATTAAAGAATTGGAAACTGATAATAAAAGACTTGCTAATGAAGTTAATAATTATATAGAGAGGATAACTAGAAATATCACATGTTAAAATCACAAGAATTAGAAAAAATTATTCGAAAGTTTAATGATGGTAGTCCTGTAGCTATGGACGCTAGAGTTTCAGTTGAAACTCCTGATGGTACGATGTGGGATATTGGTCAAGTTTTTTTAGCAGAAAATAAAATCATTGGAGTGAGGGAAACACACCGGATTGTTATTCGGATTAATAAGGAAATTGCCTCACCCGGTAAGGTAATTGGAAAGCTGTAATTACTTTGAAATGAGATGGCTCCCGAACGAAAATTATGGCATGAAGTTAAAAAGAATTGTCCTCAAATTAAGTGGACAAGGATTGAGAATTTCGCTGGCGTTGGCGTGCCTGATCTATTGGGCTATAATAATTCTGGCAACTTTTTCACAGTAGAATTAAAAGTAGTCAAGAGTAATAAAATACGATTTTCACCACACCAAATTGCCTTCCATACCACACATCCTAAGAATACATTTATCCTTGTCAAGCACCTTGGTTCAGGGTGCTTGAAACTTGTCCCAGGGTCCCTGGTTCAAGATCTTTTAAGGGAAGGCTTTGCTTGCTCGTCCGTTGCTCGTGGATCATGGTCCACGGTGCTTGAGACTTTGCTCGCTTGTTGATCGTTGCTCGCTCGTTGCTCGTTGGTCCTTGCTTGAAGCTTTTTTCTTTCTGCCCTAAGGGCAGCGTAGTATTTGGGGTGTCTAAACATTAGTGCTGTCCGTATGATATATTTTTGATATCTTTATTCCAGCAATTTCTACAATCTTTACATTGATTGTCTTGAGATGGCGCCGGGCACGTAGCCTGAGCTGTCACCACGGTCGACGTGTTGGGCCAGCTGGCAGGTGCTGCCTGGTCCACCATCGGAGCTGAGAACCTGATCACCAGGTTGCTTGGGGCCCTATCGAGATGGTCCTTGACCCATGCTTCACGGGTCGGCATCCAGTGACGCTTGCCCGGTGTTAACCTGCAGACGTCGTATATTTTATTTAAATGTTCTAGATCCTGTACATCTCCTGAGTCGTGCCACCTGAACACGTCCGGCTTCTTGCTGTTGATGAGGTGGGCCATAGCCTGGACCCATTGCGGGGTGTATATTGCTTTAAGTCTTCGATACTGTGCATCCTGGACCACCTTAAACACGTAGCAGCCCTTCATTGCATAACAGTCATAACAGACTGAACCAGGGACCGCTTGGAGCTTGGTGCCTGTCTTGCATTCCTTGGCAGGTATACCAATTGACCAGCCCGGCATTTTGCCAGGCTTGCTTAGGCCTCCGACGATGGTCCACGCTTCACTTGTTTTCATTTTTTTGCTTCTCTTCAATAACATTACGAATTGCTTCTATTTTTTTTAATTGTTTAATGTATCGCTTGTGTATGACTTCGGCGTTGTGTACTTCAAGACTTGATTGAACTTCTAAGTCTTTCCAGTCAGAGCCGTTTAAAGCTCTGTCAACTGTCTCACGTATTTTTGTGTTTGATTGTTTTGTGCTGTCTAAATAGTTGATCACATCAACCAGTGCTTCGTGTTGCTTGCTTATTAACTCTTTTGTTTTGTCCATATTGTCCATATTATTTCTCCTTTATTATCCTATTATTACCACAGCTCTGCTTGCTTGTCAATTCTTGCTTGCTGCTTGTTGCTTGAGACTTCAGGCTTCTAAAGAATTTTTCACAGCTGGACAGGTACGCCCGCGGCAGCTCTGAGTGCGGCCGCAGGAAATAGTGTGTTAAGTCGTTGTGTTTAATTCTTTTCATTGCCAGTAGTCCCCACCAGCTGCGCTGTTCAGGCATGTTAAGTACTCAGACTCTGATAGTCCCAGCTCACCTGTCAGAAAGCTGTGCTTATCTCCCTGGAGCCCGAAGCGTGGGTCCTTCAGGTACGCAATCGCTTTTTCTAAAATTACGTGGCGCTTGCTGCCACCTGGTTGGTATTCTTTTTTTAATGTTTTTTTTGTCATAATTTCCTTTCTAAATTCATCCTATCATCTCCGGGACCAGCTGTCAAGCTTGTTGCTTGCTGCTTGCTGCTTGATCCCAGATCCTTGCTCTTCACGCCGGGCTTATCTAGAATCCACTGGCACTAATAACAAGGATCAGGGATCAGTTGTTGTCCTGCGCAGGCGGGGGTATTACTTTCCTAGGATTCAATCCCATGCTAAGAGCATCGCGACCTGAACTATAGTGGGTCAATTCCCACAGCTACAACACTGATCCCAGACCCTACGTTGCAGTAGTTACTACAAGCTTAGCATACACAGCAGGGTCAGGGATCAGTTCTGGTTGTAGGTAATTTGAAGTAAACTTAAAGTACTTCACAACCAGAAGTTGTCCCAATCAGAGATTAGGGTGTATAGCTAATTCTTCTAAAATCTGATTAATCATATATAATACTTGACAATCCTATTGTCAAGATATAAAAGAATTAAATGCAAAATAAAAAAACAGAAAGAGGAAAAATGCGATTAAGACTAAATCAAGAGTATCGGAACAAGATTGCTAATAGAATGAGAGTACATCTTGAACAAGAAGATACGATTGAAAAACAAAACTATGACAATTTAAAAGCAGATCAAATTGACATAAATGATAATGCGTGGAAAGTTGCTGAAACAATAGTAAGGCGACATTATACAGATGAAGATGTAGAGAAAGCAAGATACCTACAAAATAAGTTTGAGAATGTTTCTACTATTGCAAAAGACAGTTGCTTTCATTTTCACTATCTTGGAATGAAAGAAGATAGAGATTATGACGACAAGCCAATAATGAAAGAAGATACTATTGAAAGCCATTTTGATTTTAGATTAAATGGTAGTATTGATACTGATAGCAATTCTTCTAGTTATAGCGACAATAGTTATGGCTATGCTTTATTCCGTGATGAACTTAAAGCACAAGAGAACTGCAACCCAGATATTTTGATTGAACAAGAGGGTAAAGATAGCAACCCACACAAAACAAAATATTGTGATAACAATAGTAAGTATCTTGGTAATGATGACAAAGGCTATGGGAAAGAGTGGAACGAAAAGTATCAACTTGATTTAATTGGTCGTGATTATTGTAGAGATAGATCAATAGCTTGTACTGAACAAGAGTATATGTTTTTAATAGATTGGAAAAACCAAAAAGGTCAATTTGTTATGGCACATCATAAGTGGATTAAATCTGTATTAGACCAGATGAAAGAAATTAAACTTGGTTTAAAAGGTTATAAATATTTAGATGAGGCTTTAGAACTTGCAACTGAACTTGGTTTAAATATTAATGAGGCAGAAATAATCAGAACTAACTCAACTGGCTTAACTATCTACAATCCTAAAAATCTTGCAGATAGAATTAAGGGAATGAAAAACAAGAGAGAGAAAACAAGAGAGGAAAAAATAGCCGAAAGAGTGGCTTATATGCAAGCTCAAGAAAGTGTAAATTAACACTTTACAAGGTTATCCTATTTATGATAGGATAACCTTAAATAAATAAAGAAAGAAAGAAAGGACAATATGAACATTAAATACTTTAGTTGGTTTATGAAATCACGAAATAAGTTTGCGACTTGTAGAGGTGTTGATGAACACGAATATGAGGACAAATATAGTGGAGAGTTTAAAACTTTTAAATCAAAACAATGGAATGACAAAAACGGAAAACCTTGTTATAACTTTTGGGACTTGGACGCGGAACACCCAAGAACTGCGGTCAATTATTCTGTGAGGAAAGCATGAATTATAATTGGTGTCATGGTCCGAACTGCCATACTAAAGAAACACAATCAAGAGTGCGAGGGAGTGGCGACAATAAAGTTTTAAGAACTATTAAGATTAAACAAGATAGTAATTATAGAAGTTACGAGCAATATAGTATGTTTAATTATTTCTGTGGCACTAATTGTTTAATGGATTTTATTAGAACTCACTTACAATCGATCGTTGCTATTGCGCCAAGGCGCGAGGCTCTTGAAACACCAATCAAGGTTGTAAAAGAAAAGTATGAAAGTAGTAGGTATAATTGGAATGGCGAGGGTAGACCAGAACGCGTACCATATATGGCAACAAGAACTACAATTAAAAGTGTTGACAATAATTAAGGGATATAATAGGATAACCATATGAATAAAACAAATACAGACAATAGAACAGAAGAAAGAAGAAACAGATTCAATGGCGAATCTGTTATGCTAACTAAAGAAGAGGCAGACAAACATGACGCGTTGTTTATGCATGAACTAATGGCAACAATAGAAGATAAGACACTTGGCACTGGTGCAAGCAAGCACTGGCAAGAGATGAGAAATCATCTTGATTGGTTTATGAAGAACAATGCCAAAGCATATATGGTCTTGCTAGACTAATTAAACTTAAGCAGGGCGCTAACGCGCCCTGCTTTTCATATCGGGCCCCGAGCCATTTCAAATAAACTTCACACCCTAACCTTAAAAAGCTTTTATTAAAAAGGGGTCCCACTGCTTTTGACTTTATGGCTTGATTTAGACTGTCATAGGTGCTAAAAACGTTTTGGGACTCCTATATGAACCTGGATAAAGTAGATATTTCACAATTACCGGCTGATGTCAGAAAGACTTTTAAGCGATATCAAGTCATGCATGCAGAAAAAAAGATACAGAATAAAGCAAAAGAAGATTTTTTAAGCTTTGTGAAGTGTGTTTGGCCTGAATTTGTTGAAGGTGCACACCATAGACACGTTGCAGAAAAATTTAATAAATTGGCTACAGGAGAAATTAAACGTTTAATCATTAATATGCCTCCTAGACACACCAAGTCTGAATTTGCCTCTTACCTTTTACCATCGTGGATGGTGGGCCGTAATCCAAAATTAAAGATCATTCAAGCAACTCACACAGGAGAATTAGCAATTAGGTTTGGCCGTAAGGCAAAACACCTAATCGATAGTGAAGAATACAAAAAAATTTTTGTTACAAAATTACAAGAGGACTCAAAAGCTGCCGGAAGGTGGGAAACTGCTCAAGGAGGTGAGTACTTTGCAGCTGGTGTTGGCGGTGCAATCACGGGTCGTGGTGCAGATTTATTAATTATTGACGATCCACACTCAGAACAAGACGCATTAAGCGAAACTAAACTTGAAAGTGCTTACGAATGGTACACATCTGGTCCAAGACAACGTCTTCAACCTGGTGGAGCGATCGTTTGTGTAATGACAAGGTGGTCAACTAAAGATTTAACAGGAATGTTGTTAAAAAATCAAAAAGAAGTTAAAGCCGATCAATGGGAAGTGGTCGAATTTCCGGCAATCTTGGAAGATGATACACCCATGTGGCCAGAATTTTGGAATCAAGAGGAATTATTAAAGGTAAAAGCAACTCTTCCGGTTGCAAAATGGAATGCACAATGGATGCAAGGTCCAACTTCGGACGAAGGAGCGATAATTAAACGTGAATGGTGGCGTAAATGGGACAAAGATTGGATTCCAACACTTCAACACGTCATTCAAAGTTACGATACTGCATTTATGAAAAAAGAAACAGCCGATTTTAGTGCAATCACCACTTGGGGAGTGTTTTATCCGAATGAAGACTCTCCTTTAAACTTAATTTTACTAGATTCAGTCAAAGGACGTTATGAATTCCCGGAACTTAGACGACGGGCCCTGGACCAATACAAATATTGGCAACCTGAAACTGTAATTATCGAATCAAAAGCTTCTGGACTTCCACTTACTTAC